ACCCCCTCTTTCTCAAAGTGGATGCCTGTGTCCGTGCTCGTCCTGCCAGTAGATACAGACCCCTCAGCGCTGACTGTAAGCCCAACGCTCAAATGACCCAAAATTTCGCCGCCCTGTGTTGACAGCTTGCCGTCCAGCGCCGCCTTGACGGCCTTGTTCTGGACAGGGTTGGTAGATGTGTCAGACATGGCGTCGTCGACGATGGTCTTAGTCGCGCCGTCCTCCACGCCGTCGAGCTTGATCTTATCCGCCGCAGACATCAGGCCGTCAGCTTCCGCCGTGGCAGCATCCTTACTGGCCTTGCGGTCAAGCGCGTGTTTGACTGACCGCGTTTGTGGAGCATTGGTCGATTCACCAGCACCGGGTAGCTCCAGCTGGTCAAATGACGCCAGCTTATACGCGGTAGTATACTTGTCGACGACAAGCGCCTGTACGTTGGTCGGGTTAAGCACTGGCGTCGGCAGGGCGTCGGTGCTTATTTTGTCCAGCTTTGCCTTATCCGCTGCCGACATCAGACCATCGGCGCCAGACGTGGCGACATCTTTTCCCGCCTTCGCGTTGAGTGCCACTGTCACAACCTTGTTTTGCACAGGGTGCGTAGAGCCAGCGTCCAGCCGGTCATCGACTGTAACTGCGGTCTCTTTCACCAGCTTAGCGAGCTCAGCAGCTGCGGTCGGCCCTAAATACGTGGATTCGTCCATACTATCATTCCTTTCAATTCGCGTTCCAGATTGCGCGCATCTCGTCGGCCGTCATGGCAGTCAGGCCGTCCAACTTGGCCTTGTCCGCGGCAGACATCAGGCCAGCCGCTGACTGTGTGGCTGCTGCTGGGCGGCCTTACCGGCCAGTGCGACAGTAATAACTTTATTCTCAACTGGGTTTATAGACGTTAGCGAAAGCGTATTATCAACAACGATGGAAGCCCCGCCGCCACCGCCTCCACCGGTAAACCCGCCGGAACCGCCAGAACCAACACCAGAAGAAATAACGCTTGTAATGCTGCCCTTTTTTGCCCCGAGCGTGATTCTCGAATTAGAAAGCTTAACCAAGTCCGTCGAGACACTGTTGACAACCATCTCCGCGTCAATCCCATGCGGAGGAGAAAGCACGCGGACAGCATCTCCAACCTCGAACGACGAGATTGTTTTGTCGAGGTTGTGCAGGTCAACCGCGGTCAAAGTGATGGTGTTATTCATCGTGGCGTATCTGGTTAAATACGCTTGCCCATACGATTTTACAACAGACGGGTCATCGCTGTCAACTTGTATGGTCTTATCAACGCGGCCATAGCGCAATTCAACATCTGTGTTCTGCAGGTACGCCTTTCCATCGTTCACGCTTGCAATCGTAAGCCCTTCTTTGCCGAGCGGCCAGACACGCGTGACAAGCGTCCCCACCTCTAGCTGGTCCTCAATACTGACGAGGTTCGAGCCAAAAGCGATCTGTTGGCTGTTTCTGCTGCCGATCGTTTTTGTGTAATTGATATACACATCGCCGCCGATATAGGACGCCCAGATATAGCCTCCCTTTTCCGATCTCAGCTCTTTCAGCAACTCAAAGATGTTTTTACATTCCGTGCTATGCGAAACCGAGAATGTCTGGCCTTCAAACCCGGAGACTTGTCCAACTTTGATCTCCTTATCAGAAGTAACGCCATCATTGTAATTTTTAACAATAGCCGCAACGTAGCCTTCGATCTCGTACGAGGAAGCAGTGAATGGCTCTTTGATAACATCGGCCATCAAAGCAATCATACCGTCGCAGCTTACAACGGTGTCGCCGCGGAAGTTTTTGCTCACACTGTTTGCAGTCCCGCAAAAGATCTCTGTGCCGTCAGATTCGAGCCTGATAACGGACGCGTGCGGGACAATCTGCCCAGCCATGTCGTTTGACGGAGGGAGTGTAAATTCCAACGCGCTGACGGAGTTGATCTCGTCTGTCAGTGTACCGGATACAATCTCTTTGCCCTTTGGCTGCGAGGTTGCAAATAGAGGCTGGTTGCCCACATATCCAACAAACATCAAAGCATCTCCTGTTCGTATGACAATTTAAGATTCCCAGCAGCTTCACCAAACGCTGAGATGTCGCATCCGCCTCGTGGAATTGTGAAGTAAGGGTTCGATGTGCTACCAGCGTAAAGCGTAGTTTTTTTATCGTTTACGATCACAAAAACGTCCTGCGTCATGGCTTCATAAGTAGGCGTTTCTTCTTTATCACCGTTTGTAAGATGCGCAGATGTAAAGTCGGAAAGAAGCAGGCTGATGTTGTTAAACTGCGTGTTCCCATAGATCACATTAAAGCAAAGCACAATGGTGCTGGACACTGCAGTAAACTCCGCTTCGCCCTTTACGCCAGCCTTGAGAATCGTGCCGGTTTTACTTGCGTCTCTAATCGCAACAACACCGGCGTTTGTTGGCGTGGCCATTAAAAGCTTATATTTTTTGTTAGCCGTCAGTCCGGTGACCGTCAAGTACAACGTGCCAGTGTTAGGCAGTGCCATGCTCCCCAGCAAGTAGATGACCACGTCTTTCCCCAAGTACTTATCATCTACGTAGCTGTACTGCATTGTTCCAAGAGAAGCTACGGTTTCGATTGTAGCGGAAGATGTCGGCGGCATAAGGTTCCCGGCTGCGTTTACGGTGACATTTACGCTTGACGCACCGTCTATCGATCGCCTAAAAGGCTGCGCGTCGATCGTAAGCGTGATCGTACGAAAATCCTGCTGGTAGTCGTCAACAATGTCAATCAGTCGGCCATAGTAGTAGTATCTCCCAGTGGACGCCGTGGTTTCCTCAAACATACACCGTACCGTCTGACCTAGGTACTTCCTGCGGAACTCGTCGAAACTATAGGTGGACCCAGCAGTCTTGCGCAACGTTACTTCAATGTTTCGGTTCCCATAATGAGTGCCTTGCGCATCCGAAAAATCAAGTACGCCGTCATTGGTGTTAATGTCCACCGTGTCGGTCTTAACAACGGGGTTATTGATTTTTGCGGACACAACGACCACAGTTGACTTGGATTCCGGGTTAAAGACTTCCCATGCGTTGGACCCCTTAAGTCCAATTTTAAACATCAGAAGCTTCCCCATTAGGCCATCGCCCTCCTTTCGTTACCGACATAAATACTGCCAAGCCCTTGATTCATTCGATCAGAGATCCCGCCGACGAGCGTGTTGCCGTCAAGGTAGATGCCGATCTTGCTAATCTCGTCGCGGATAACGCCGCGAACACTGCTTTGCGCGCTACCAGAGGCAGATGCACTTGCGCTGATCGTACCGATGTCAAACCCGCTTTTGATGCTATCAACGGCACCACTGACAGCAGACATCATGCCGGGCATGCCAGCGTCGATGCCGTTCGCGCCTCCGTCCATGACGTACTGGAACACCTTCTTCGACCACTTTGACGGCGAATGTTCATCGAAGCCGTCTTTGCCAGTAAACCAGCCCTTGATCTTATTGACAACGCCCTGAACCTTGCCCTTGAGCCACTCGACCTTATCTTTTATGCCGTACCAGATGCCCGTCAGCAAATCCGAGCCGATGTTCTTCCAGTTGAATTCCTTGAAAGCGTTCACAATCGCCAGAAAGATTCTGGGCAATTGCGTAATCATGTTCGGGATCGCCTCAATCATGCCCATGGCAATAGAAAGCGTGATTTGAATAGCCGCGAGTATGATCTCATCAAGATTCGACAAGATTCCATTAACGATCGCCATTGTGATGGTTGGAATAGCCGCAACGAGGCTGGGGATAGCGTCAAGAATCCCGTTCACAAGCGACATCAGAATCTCAATACCAGCATTGATGATCTGCGGGAGCGCCACGATCAGGCCAGCTACAAGATTACCGACGATAACAGGAGCGGACTGCAAAACAATAGGAACGGCTTCCATAATGCCATTCACAAGCGCAAGAATGATTTCAATCGCAGAATCGATAAGCGCGGATAGCGTAGATGGGTCTGAAAGTTTCTCGCCAAACGTGTAAACGAGATTGGCAACAGCGGGGTATAGTTTTTCAACAAATTTTGAAACGCCGTCAGCAAGGTCGGTTACAATAGTAGCACCAGAGCTGACAATGTCACCGGCTTTGGCTGTAATACCGTTGATTAGTTCGAGAACGATGTCTCCTGCAGATGCAACGAGTGTTGGCAAGCTGCTAGTGATGGCGTTTGCAAGCGATCCGATCAAACTTGCGCCAGCAGACACCACATCCGGAAGCGCATTGACGATGGTATCAACCGCGAGCGGGATTATATTTTGCGAAGCTGACGACACGAGCTTCGCAACGCCTTTAATCGATGTTTCAATTCTCGGAATAAGATTATTACCGGCTGTAACAGCGCTGTCAACGAAGTTATTTACAAGATTATCAAAATCCTGATTATCATCAGCAATACCAACAACAAGGTTTTTCCATGCGGATTTCATCGCGGAAACGCTTCCCTGAATCGTGGTTGCTGCTTCCTTTGCGGTCGTGCCAGTAATGCCCATTTCCGTCTGCACCACATGGATCGCATCCACAATATCCGCGTAACTGGAGATGTCGTACTCAACGCCGGAAAGTTTCTGCGCGTCAGAAAGAAGTCGTTCCATTTCTTCTTTCGTCCCGCCATAGCCAAGCTTTAGGTTATCTAACCATTTTATACCCTCGGTTTCCCGATATTTTTTAAGGGGATTAGACTATATCTTCAACCTTTTCAAAAGACCAACCTTTTTTGTTTCCTTTTTTATATAGGCGACCGTAATCAATTAGAGTATCGCTACATCCAAAATATTCTGCCGCCGCTTGTCTGGATTCAAAAATGATTGTTTGACCATGAATATTGGTTGCCTTGACTTTGCGTTTCTTGTTTTCGATGCGTCTTTTGTACCCAAAAGCTAAACAATTTTCCGAAGGAGTTACCCACCTCAAATTGTTTACATCATTATTTGATCGATTCCCATCAATATGGTCAACCCAACACTGCTCTTTACTTTCGGGAGCATCAAGAAACGCTTTTGCAACAAGTCGGTGAATGTTCTTTGAAATTGTTATTCTGCAATAACCATTGTTTTTGCTAAGCACCATTATTTGACCGTTGCTGTCTTTTCTTACCCTGCCCTTATTGCTAACAGAATATCCGGGCAATTCTTCAATAGGCTTCCAAATTTCCATAGTCAATCCCTCCGTCAAAGGTTGGTGAGCACTTCCATTATCGTACCAATAGACAATGTACTCGGTGACGAACCGATAGTCGTTACACCTTTCCTTAGATATTATAACACAATTTCACGTGTTATACAAGCAAAATTATTTTTATCTTAGGAATTGGCACGGGATTGTCATATGCTACTGCACTTAGATTTTCCCCGTTAGCAGGATTTCTCCCACACCCCTGGTAAGGTTCACTCACACTCAACGGCGAATTACTTACGCCGCCGGACTATAGATAAACTTAATCGTGTAGTTCTGCTTGGCAAAACCCTGATAGGCATACTGTATTGAGGACATATCCGTGCCCATCTTGTTGGCGTTATCGGACATATCCGTGATTGCCATATCCGCATACTTTGCGGCTTTCTCGGTATCGCCGCCGAGAGACTGGAGCAGGCTCGCGGAAAAGCCCGTGACCGTCTCCATGTACTCGTTCGCAGAAAGCCCGGCGGTTTTGTACGCGTTGTTGGCGTACTCCATCACCACGCCTTGGCTTTCCTTGAAAAGCGTCTCCACGCCACCAACAAGCTGCTCGTAGTCACCGTATGACTTTGTAGCAGCAGTCGCCAAAGCTGCGACACCTCCAGCAGCAGCAGAAACAGCAGCACCGACAACTTTGGCTGTCACGCCAAGACCCTTGCTTACTTTGCTGCCGAGACTGGATGTCTTTTTCCCGACATCATCAATTCCTTTTTCAGCCCCTGATGTGTCGACTCCAATTTTAACAAAAAGGTTAAAAAGGTTCAATCTTTCACCACCAGTCCACAACGTTTGATAACATCAGCTGCGATTTCCTCTGCCGGGCGATTGTCCACCGGCTTCGGATTCACAACGTCTTCAAACTTTGCTTTGATAAATTCCCCACCGTTAAAGTTTGCGGTGTTTTTGGTAATCATCCGCAGACACTCGGCGGTGTATAAACGATAGGCTGATTGTTCAAGCCTATTTTTTACTAATTTAGGCAATAAAACAATCAGCCCATGTACACTGCATTTAGGCGCGCCCGACAGACAAATTAAACATTCGTCTCCACCGGCGCGCAGGATTTGAAAAAATCGATCATGTCCTTGTCTGACACAAGCTCCTTGACCTGCTGCATCGTTGTCATGATGTTCTGGTGCGCAATGTCTTTGATAGCGCATCCATTCACAGCCGCGAGGATGCCAAACACATCGTCACGATGCTTTTTCAGGACAATCGGCAGGAGCGCACTAATCTTCTGTACGCCGAAAGTGTAAAGTTCAAGCCGCGACAGCTTGTCAGATCCATCGATCTTGCTTTTAAGTTCTGCCGCGAGTTCCTCATCGGTCAGGATGTTAAGCGCATAAGCGCCAGCCTCGCAAAGCACATCAGCTGCACGAGAAGTATCAAGTTCGGAAAGTTTCATAATAATTTGCCTCCTTAAATTATTACGTCAAGCAGTCTCGGCCGTGCCAGCCTTGACGTAAATTTCAAACGGGACGGTTTCCTGCGCATTCATCGAATAATGAGCGGTGTACTCAAACGCCATCTGGCCTTTAGCTTTGTCGGCAGTCTGAAGCTGGAAGCCGCCAGTGGAAAGCGCGTTCATGAGCTTGATTGCCACGTAGCCGCCGTTCGTCTCGCCGTTTTTATCGGAGTAATCGCCCACAATCCAAATGTCGTCAAAGTCCGCCTGCGCGAGGTCGTTGCGCGGCGTGACCTTCGTCGTATCGGTCGTGCCAATATCAGCCGCGCCGAGCAGAGACTTAGCAACGGCGGTGTCAAGCGTGACATAAGTACCGGAGCATTTTGCTTCCCAACTGTCGAGCTTTTTGAGTTCCTTCATGTTCTTCGGGCAGTTGTCGATATCCTTGCCAAAATCAGTATAAGTCGGTGTTGCAGTAAAATTGATGCCGCCAGTGGTCGCGCCAATCTGGCCGCTTTCGCCGACCGTACCGGTTGCCGGGGTGAAATCGCTGCAAATGATAGCTGCGTTGATTTGCAGCTTCTGGAAGGTATCAGAAGGAATTTTCGTGAATTTCAAATTGCTTTCATTCCTTTCGTTAAATCGTTGTGACATATTCGGCGGTAAGATTGAAATACTTTCTCCGAATGTCCCTGTCATCATCCTGCATATTCTGCGCGAACGGGCTTCCGCGTTTCAGCCAAATCGCGCCGTCGTCGCACTCAATCCACGCGCCGCTTTCAGGGATTTTAGTTGCAATTTCCCGTGCCTTTGCGTTGCATTTTTCCCAGCTTGTATCTCGATACCAAATGGACACAGTTAACGCACATTCGCCGTCACGAAAGCCGCCAGTGACAACGTTATAAGTCAGATAGGGCAATTTTGCGTTGTCCGGCACAGTGTTTTCCTCATACGGCGTAAGAAACTGCTTATAGAAATTGTAAAGTGCTGCTTCTTTTGTCATTTTTTCGCATCACCTTATCAAGTGGGCGTAAATTCCTCGGCAGTCACCTGCGCGACCTGAAAACTAGATCGCGCCGGTGTCTGCACATCGTCGCTGTCAGATGTAACGCGAAAGATTTTACCATCTTCCAACCGCTTAAAAACGGTGTGATAGGTCAGCACAACCGGTTTGTGAACCGTGACCGTATAATTGGAAGTCACGCCCGCTTTCTGCGCGGTGAGTGCCTCCATGCTGTTATCGCATACAATCGCGGCCTGAAATGTTGCGCCATCTTTCCAGATAACGTCATACCCGCCCTCTGGATTATCATGCGTCGTTTTGTCGAGAAACACGCAGTCTCTCATGCTTTCTTCCAACAGCGACATTAGATTTTCCTCCATCTGTTAAGCTTCGGCGCGAACACGGCCTGCCACGAAAGCGGAGCACCCGTCTCCGCGTCGGTTGCTTTTTGGTAAGAATACCCGCCAAAAGATTCAGACGCATACGGTGAAGCACCTCCACCATCTGTCTTTTGCTTGTATTCGTCGATTTCCCCAGCCAAGGCCAAAAACGCCGGAGGCAAGCGCATAGGCCAGACTTCCCCATCAAACACCTCGTCCGTCAAATCCGGCGCGGGGTGCTGATGCACTCCGTCGTTAAAGACGCTCCCCGCAATTCGGAAGTATTGTCCTTCCGCGAGATAGTCAAGCGGCGCGAGAACGCCGTTTTTGACTGAAAAAGTCCCTTTATGCTTTGCAGAATCATTGCAAAAATAATTCCGGCAAACAGCACACATATCATCCAACAGCATTTCTCGCACCGCCCTTTTTCAAATTTTTATTAGCCGCCAGCTTTCGGCTTGAGAACAACGCCGTTCAGAGCCGCAGCCTTGAGCGTGTTCTTCAGAACGACGCCAGCAACAAGCTCGACCTCGCCCTTCTTGACAGCGCCCGGCTGAGACATATCCGGCATGAAGGTGGAAATCACGCTCGTGCCAGTCGGAGAAATGCCGTGGAAACCATCAAGGCCGATGCTAACAGCATAAATGCTGGAAGTGCCAGCAGCAGAAGCGCTCGGCGCAGAAGTGCCAATAACATCAACAGAAGAAGTACCGTTGTAATACTTACCCATGTCAAACATCGGGATGCCAGCGAACGTTTCAACCACGCGGCCAAAATCGTCCTTCGTGCGCTCATAATAGCCAACTCTGCGTGCGGCAGCACGAGCCTTGAGAAGCATTTCACCGTTCATCAGCAGCATGGTCGCATCTCCATCAAGCGCGTGAACAAGCTGGTCGAGCTGGTCGACAAAGGCGTTCGCGTTGCTGGTCACCTTCGCGGAATCAGACAGATCAATGTCCGTCGTAAATTCGTTCGACGTGCCGTTAAGCAGCTTTTTCAGGCCATCAAAAGTGTTGGTGACATATCCAGCACCGGAAGCGGCAGACGTGCCGTTGATAACAAGATTGTGGAAATAGTTGCTCGTCGCCTTAATTTTCTGCTGCGCCTGGAAAGCAAGCTCGTCAATCGCGCCGGAAGTCTCCTGAAGCACGCGGTCGACCTCGAAAGAGCCGCCCATGATGACAGCCTTTGCGGTCTTTTCCTCGCGCTTTGCTTCGCCAGCGGTGTACTCGCTGCCAATGGTTCGAACCGAAGCCGTGCTCGGGGTTTTAAGCTGAATATACCCATAAGTCAGCGTAGAACCGCCAGTTCCCGGAGAAATCGCGTTATCAAACACGAGATTATCAAGCAGGAGAGAAGAACGTCTAAATTCGTCAACCACCATCTGGTCAACTCGGTCAGCCATGCCGACCTTTGCTTCTGTAAGAGTAATAGCCATAAATTATTTATTCCTTTCGATCATATTTTTCACGCAGCGCTTCTGCCAGCGTTTTCGGCGTATTCTTTGCGCCGTTGTTTGCGGGCGGGTTATCAACCTTTGCGCCGGTAGCAGTTTCGGTCACGATAAAATCAGCCCACTCGGTCTTAACGTTTTTTGACAGGGTATCAACATCTTTGATATTCCCATGCTCGTCAAGCTCAACGCCGTCAACGTCCGAAACTTTTAGCACGCTATCAAGTCGCTTTTCGGAAATGCCTGCATCTTTCAACATTTTGCGATAAGCCGCCAGCTTTGCGCCATGCGTTTCCTTTGCGGTCTGTGCGCTCTTGTAATTTTCAAAATCTTCTTTCAGCGCATCATACTTAACCTTATAGCTATCCTTGCCGTTTGCTTCAAGCTGCTTTTCGGTTTCTCCAAGCTTTTTTTGGATGTCCGTCAGTTTATCGGCATCAGCTTTATAGCCGTCGCGCTGTTCCTTTAGCGCGTCAACGGTTTCTGTATGCGCTTCAATAATCTGGTCAATTTTTTCGTCTTCAATGCCCATTGCTTTAAGCATTTTTCTAGTCAAACTCATTTTGCAGTAACCTCCATTTACTTCGGCGGCATTGCCCTGCCGTTAAATTACTGTTTGTTTATTTCATTATACAGCCGGTAATATTTTTTGTCAAATGGTAGCTGTCAGGCGTTTTTCATGCTTTCTTCCAGCAGACGCTTGTACTCGTCTCCATGCTCTGTTGCGGCTCGTTTAAGCATATGATTCGCTTTTTGTTTTTGCGTCCCATTCTCTACGAAAATTCCATAATTTACGTTTGTGCCAATGTAAGTGGCTAATTCATCATTATCGACGGCGTGTGTCATGCTGTTCCGAAGGCGGCCTGTTCTGACAGGCGTATTGTCTTTCGCATACGTTTCTGCTTTCATACCGATCGCTTCTAATCCGCGAACGAGCGCCCTTTTCATAGCGGCAACGGCCTCTTGGCTGTTGTCCTCAAAAATAACGATGCTCATCGTCGTACTCCCTTTCTAAATCCAGTGATTTCGTAACCAAGAGCACACCGGCAGTTATAAATATTTGCCCCGCTTGCATCTGGGTCTCCTGGAAACATGATTTCGCCAACGGAATTTACAAACGGTTCGTCCAAATCTTTCAGAACGCCGTCAAGCTCTGCGTGCCAATCACGTGTACGGCTATCTTTTGTCGCAATCCATCTCTTTTTTGCATCAATTCCAGTGCCACGCGCACGGTATAGCATATCCATTCTGCCTTTGTTCTCCGCGCCAGTTACCATCGTTCTTGCGTTTCTGATAGCGGATTCGGCATTCATGCGCTCAACTTTTTGCAGCCGCTCGGCAATCTCCGGCATGCTTTCGCCCTGCAAAATTCCTTGCAGCACCTCGGAATTCATTTTTTTGGTATTCCATCGCTTGTCTTTGGCGACATCCAATTTTCTCGTCGGCAAAAGGGATTTGTCGGATTTGATAAGATTCGCAACCGTGCCAGCGTCAACAAGTTCAAACGTATATTTCGGCACTTCTCGCGCAATCTGATTGCCAAAAAAATTATAATTTGCTGCGTAAGTTTTTGGCAATTCTCCGTTTATATAGGCAATAGCCATTTCATTTACTTGTGAAAGATCTCGCGCCGTGCGCTCTACCATGCGTTTATAATGATCGCTCATTAACGTTTGCTCTCGCTGCGCAGACGCAAGCTCTTTCCCTGCTTTTTTTATCGCGTCTCTATCACCGGATTTTTTAGCCGTATCATATGCGTCTTGCAAAGGCTTGATTTTTTCGGCTGATTCTGACATATATTTATTCCAAGACTTTTGCACTTCAACGTGCGCGCGCGAGTAGATACCACGGAGCTTGCGCTCCATGGCATCTAACTGTTTATCCGTTTTCCTATGCGCGTAATCTGGCATTTATTTCACGCCCATTCCTCATCTATATATATGCGTTAATCTGCTTCCTCCCACCCGTGCACGTCCGGTGCGTAGACGTTTGCGTCGGCCGTGCAAATGTAGTGCTTGCCGCGATAGCTGACTTTGTCGCCCCGGTTATACGCATCGTGCGCACCGGTCGGCTCTACCCACTCCGGCCATTCGTCCACACTTACGGCTACCCACAGCGCTATGGTCGCGTCCGGTTCCCAGTCAACTTGTGATGTGTGCGCCTGCACACATTTGTACAGCGCGCCGTTGTACCGCACCCTGTCGCCGATGGCATAGCCATTGCCTGCCGCCCACGCGGGGAACAGTTCAACTGCGGTCAATGCTACCTCGTCGGCCATGGTGCTTGCTGCCGCTTCTATTTTGTTGCGGTAGGTTATCGCTTCGGCTCTTGTCATGATGTGCCTCCCGTGATGATTTGTAATGCCTCGGTGTCGGTGATCTCCTCATCGGGCGCGTCAATCTCCGTCCATCCGTCGGTCGTATCTACGTCGACGCAGGTGTAGGTCGTCACGCCACCGTCGTTGGTCAACAGCTTGCCGTCACCGGCCAGCAGATTTATGCGGCGACGCGTCGTGCCGTCTCCATATGTGTAGATGATAGGTCGCTGTGTCATGCTGTCACCTCCGGCGTCGATGTGATGATGGTGTCTCCGGCAGCATAGTCCTTGCCGCCGTATGTGGTGTCCTCCGCCGCCTTGATGATGATAGTGGCGTTCGTCGCGCCATCCCTGATGCTTGCGATCAGCGCGTCGGTTTTTGCGCCCGTAGTATGCATTGTGATTACAAGCCCGGCTTGCGTACACCCATCAAAATTTCCAGAGCCCCAAGATGTAACGGCGTGGCCGATACTTCCGACGTCAAGCGTCTCCATAGCCTTGCAGTTCTTAAAGATGGCCGATGTGTAAATGCCAAGAGCTGTGATTTTAGGAATTGAAATCACCTTTACGCGCTCGCAATCCGCAAAAGCTCCGTTGCCTATTTTTGTAAGCGCCGGGAAAGATGCGGATGTAATTCCGCTTCTCCTGCATCCATTTTCTGTGATTTCTACGCACTGTGGGCAGATAAGCGCAAATTCCGCAGAGTTTGAGCCTGTCCCGAATTGCATGCCCGACAGCCGTTCAACGTGCGATAGATCCAAGCCTTGCGGCTGTAAATTTGGCAGGCCGGAAAGCCCGTAACTGTCGATGAATGTTACGGCGTTTTTTGTGTTAATTGTTGTCAAATATTTGAAAGGCGTGATTTGTGCTGCCCCATACGCGTTGCCGCCGTAAAACTGCGCCACGTGTATATCAGTCCCGTAAAAGTCTACTACCGTCGCATAGCCGTCCACGTTTCGTTCTTTGACAACGATGCCGTCCGTAATTGTGGCGCCGGTCGTGATGCCCCTCACCGCGTTGCCCATCTGCGCGATCTTGTATGTCTCCGCGCCGCCTGTCTTTTCGCGGATGGCGTCGGCGATGTCCTGCACAGCGGCTTCTTCGTAGAGCTTTTTCATCAGTAGCTCACCTCCGTGCCGTCGGCGATCGTCACGGTCTGCGCCGTGCTGCCGTCATACGTAATGCTCGTGCCGCCGATTTGGATCGTCAGCGCCTCCGGGTTCGGTAGCACGGTTGGGATCTGCGAAAGGATTTGCTGTGCCCCAATTTTAAAAGCAGCGTATTGCACCAGATCAGTATCATGATTCGGGTTGTATACCTTGTCTGCTGTCACCAGCCCGGTGATGCTGTCGATTACCGCCTTGTTCGCGTGCGTGTGCCGCGCGGCGGTGTTGGCGTTGATCTCCGCAGTCGGGACTACCGGGATATCACCCGGCGCGGCAGGCTTGTACCCAAGCGCGCCTGTGATGCTTGCCGCAGTCACGGCCGCATCACTGCCGTCTTTGCCCGGCGCACCAGCAGGGCCTTGCGGGCCGGGGTCACCCTTGTCGCCTTTTGCGCCCTTGAGATCGGCCACGGCGATCAGGTTTTGCCCCGTGCGCCCGCCATCCGTGCTGTACTGGATGTAGCCGTCCGCCACGCGCAAGTCCATGCTTCCAGCTCCGCCCACCAATGCCACTTCGTTGATGGCGGCCACAAGATTTTCCTTTGCCTCCGTCGTCAGGTCGGCAAGGTCACCGATCTGTTCCTGCAGGTTGTCCAAAGTCTTCTGATCTACAGGCGTAAACACATAGTCCGATGGCCTGTTGCGCCTATTGACTTCAAAAGTCTTTTCAATTTTTGTATAGCCATCATCGGGATTTCCCGACCATGCAAAAACAGTCAGCGGAGAACAGGATTGCAAAAGCCTGTCCGGGATAATTGCAAAGCCGCCAGACACATCAACGTCAATCGTGCGCCCGTAAAACCGATTCTGATAATGCACCCGCTTGATGCTTTCATCGTCGATTACGACTTTTCTGCCAGTGTCCCACTGATACAGTTCGCCACGCCCGTCCGCAAGCTCAATTGCCGCCATTAACGCTCACCTCGTCTTCTTCGCTTTCCGGCGCAAATCTCTCAGTTTCCTCGTTCCGCTTACGCTTGATAATCTCGTCAGCCTGCTCGCCGAGGCCGAGAATAAAGCAAAGCTGCTCCGTCACAGTTTCATCATCGAGATATTCGGCCGCTGACAAAATCATGTTGATTTCTTCACTTTGATTGATGATTTTTGAACGTTTAAAACTTACTTCATCTTCAATTCCGGCGATTGCAAGAATCTTTTGCACAAAATCGATAACGCAATATTCGTACATATCCGCCTTGCTGTCAAGCGGCTGATAAGCTGCGCGAATTTCAGTCGCCGTTTTCGCCGAAGATGACAAATCGGCAACGTTCAGGCACTGAAAATCTTCGTACAGTCTTGTTTTGATCGTAGAAATCGCCGTGTCGGAAGCCTGGAACGGTGTTTCAACCGTGTGTGCTTCGACCTTCGCTCCGCCGCTTCCGTCACCATCGACGTGGGCTACGTGAACGGTTTTCATGCGCTCGATGAATTTCTGATCGTCCTCATCGTCCATGCCGCCGCAGTTTGTAATTGCCCAATAAATATAATTGCCTTCGTCGACGTTGTTTACAAGGTTGCTGTTCAAAAGGTCAAAGGCGTCAAGCGTGCCCTGCCTGCCGACAAGCTCTGACTGCTTTTTGTCGCTACCGTAAAGCGGAACGATGGGAAATGTCGGATAATTATCTCCCTCGAACACTTCCGTTTTATCGGCGATGTCCTTTGCATCACCTTTGCGCTTGATAATATATGGCCGTTTTCCGCCGTCAACGGACTTAATTTCAGTTCCATGCAGCGCGACATAATCCGTGTATCCATCGATTTCATACAGTGTCGCTCTTAGCGGCTTATCTTCCGCGACCTGCCACCAGCGGATACCGGCTTTCAGCGCGCCGTCCATCTCATCATAAAGCGGCACAAATTCGGTCAGCGAGAACACGTCCAAATGGTCATAATTCCAAAAGCCAAAAGATACACCTCCGATAAGCGCCTCTTTACCCGCCTTTTGCAACTGACTATCAAATTCGTAGCGATTGCTATGCATTTCTTTCTCGCCGCCAGACAAACGCTGCTTTGTATCATTTTTACCAAAAGCAGCCCCATTGCCAAGCAAGTATTGATTTTCCTGCGTTACCGCAAAGTTAAAAAAATTCGAAGCAATCTTGTGGTTTGCGCTCCATGCATCCGCGTGCGCCTTCCCCCGAAGGTCATAAAGCACCTTTTGATAGTGCTTAATTTTGGGATTCAATCCACGATAGTATTGCTCCGCCAACGATGCGGTCTTATATTGATTGCTGTTTTTATGATCGTCAATCGCCGCCAGAATGAAGCCCATCCGCGCCGCTTCATTATCACCGAGCGCAATCAAATCCTGATACGTCTTTATGTTTACCACCCCGTTAACTTAAAATGGATTGATATTTTTCTGCCGTGCTGTTTTTTCTCCACAGCCGCCGCACCTGGCTCGCCACGCTATCAGGCGCATCATCGTGTTCCGCGTTCTCGTTGTAATCGCAAATTTGGTCGATAAATTCTTTATCAGTCCCGCTGACGAAATAAACATTGTTCCACTCGGCTTTTAGATACGACGTGATTTTCAAAAACTTATTCATATTTTCATGATAAGTTACTGCGCGTTCTCCACGCTTTCGCAATTCTTTCGCCAAATATCCTTTATCGCCATTATCTTCGCAATAGATTTTACCAGCGTTGAAGCGCTTGCGCAAGCCCTGTATCTCGTCGAGACAGTCATCAACGTGTTTACGCCACAAGCGCCCGTAAAAATAGTATTTGCCATCGCGCTTTGACACGATGGTAAATGCTGTATAGTCCTCTCCGCCATATGCAGCGTCGATATGGCAATCTCCCTGTTCGACAAGCGACGGATCGCAATCTGTGCGCGGGTTGGAAAAAATAACGTCCTCTTCTGCTACGTGACGCAATTCATAGTTCGCGGCAAATAGTGAAGCGGTCATGCTTTCTTTGATTTGTTCCAAATCTTCTCGCGGGATAAGCCCTGTTTGGTAGCAATCAAAGCGCTCGATGTTCGGCATCAACGTAAAAGCATCGTCTTTATTCCACGGCGTTCCAGTGTTATAGATTCTTCCGCCCCGGTTTCGGATGTTCTGCAATTCTTGATACACCATTTTCGTTCGATCACGTTCTGCGCGGGAAATGCGATCATTAACGTTGACAATATCATCCGTAAAAACACAGTCAAAGTGCTTGCCGGTCAGGCTGGCTTGCGTGCCAATGCCGACAAGCTGCGATGTTCCCTTGATGTCTGTCGCAAGGTTTGTGTTTATCTCCGTGGCGGAAGAAACAGGCAGCCGCAAAGACACCCCGTAAATCACCTGCACGAAATAAAGCGTATGGGGATCAAGCAAAATCTTTTGAACCTGCTTGATAACCTCTTTCACGTCCGTATCTGTTTTTCGCATAAATAACGTCTTTTTGCGCGGCGTTAGAATGATGATGATAGCCAGCGCGATGGACACGCAGGTGGTTTTATAGCTACCACGGTGTGCTTGTAACGTTTTATCTTCTTTGCCGCGTACCATGTCGACAATCCAGCAGTTATGCAGCTCGGTCAACTTCGTGAACCCAAGCATATGTGCAAAAAGATAAGGCTTTTCCAAAAGAAAGTTAACCGCTTGCTCCCGCGTCATTTACCATCTTCTCCACTTCATCAATAACGCTTTTTTCGACGTCTGCAACCATGATTTTATCAACCGGCTTTTCACCGGCCGTGTCGCGCAGGACTTCAAACGCCTTGATATCGCCACTCATCGCCTTTTTCATCAGCATCGCCGACAGCATTTCAGATCCAGATTTTTTACCTTGCGAAGTGCTATATTCCATCTGCATAAGCTCTTGCAGGCATTCTCGCAGCAATTTTTTCTTCTTTCGAGCCTCTACAGATGCTCTTCCTCCCTTTGCACCGTTCCGCCGAGCTTCTTCCGATGTTGGTATTTTTAGGTTTTGTGGGTTCGCCGACAATATGAATCTCCCCTTTCAGACCGATTAACTGTCTTTCTCCTGCCCATTTCTCGATTGATATACTTAATCGTATCTCTGCGCAGCTTTTCGCTTTTTGTAGTCCGCACGATTCTCTTTGCTTCTTCAATCGTCATTTCCCAAGCCTCGCACAATTTCCCGCTCCCGCTCCGACAACTCCCAAATATCCGTGTTGACCTTTTCAGCAGCAGCTTTTTCAGCAGCAGCTTTTTCCGATAGCAAAAAGCCGGAGCCGAACAAGCTTTTCCCCGACGCTTTCTGTGCGTCAAGCGCGCGGATAAAATGTGCATCTCTTTCGCTAATTTCAAGGCTTACGCCGTGAGCTGCCATATAACACAGCATCGTTGCTGTCAAAACCTCATCTGGATATGAGTATTTCGGCAGTTCTCTGTGCAACTTTTTGAGATTCTTTTTGTTCTCGTCATCCAGTATTTCTCTTAAATCAGCGGCAGCGACAATCTTATTGCCTCCCATGTTGGTAACAAACGACGTATTGACAGACGCGCCGTTTTCATACACAACGCTGCACCCGCACGCCACATAGTTTGCCGATCCGCGCATAATTCCGAGGAGTGTGAGCGTTGGAGCGAACAGAAAGAAGTTGATTCTCTTGCTTGTGTACCACTCGCAGATTTCTGAAATAATGGAAAAAGGCGGATTGTCTATCACAACACACCCGGAAGGGTATTTCTCGCTTTTATAATCTCCGCCCGGATAAAACGGGCGCACAATCGCGGCATTGCCAATTTCGTACTTCTCAACCGCCCAATCTCTTACTGCGTCGTAGATGTTATCCGGCGTGTAGCAATCGTCCGTTGTTTTCTTCGCTTCAAACTTTTTCAGAAACTCTTGATATTCTTCGTCATCGTCCGAAAGTTCCCCACGCTCCATGCGTTCTCTAAATTCCTGTTCACGTTCTTCGTTAGTAAGTTCCGTTTCGTCGGTATCTTGGAAACCCCAGTCAAAGTCAAAAGCCGACAGGTCAAGCCCCGGCAGCTCATCAGCCAGCAGATCAAAGTCCCAATCGCTCTCGTTGCTCTTATTATCCACCAGCCGCAGGGCGTTCACCTGCTCCGGCGTCAGATCATCCACGCAGACGCACGGCACTTCTTTTATGCCAAGTTTCTTTGCCGCCAGAGCGCGACAATGACCAATTACAATCACACCATCGCGATCAATCACAATCGGCTGCACAAAACCATACTGCTTGATGCTTTCCGCAACATTCGCAATCTGAGTTTTATCATGCTTTTTAGCATTTTTATCATACGGTGTAATTTCGCGGAGTTTCTTATACACAACGTTCAATTTCATCGCCTCCGAATAAATTATATCATATTTTCCCGGCGCAAGCAACAAGAAGCCGCCTGCCAAAAGGCAGACGGCAAAATTATAGATTGTAAAATGCATTGTAAAGCTCGTCGGCGTTTTCGAGAGTGCGGTTGGATTTATATGCCTCCGACGCTTTTTTGATTCGATCGTTCAAGGCAAGCGCGCTTCTCTTCAAAAACTCTACTTCGCTCTTATCGCTTTTATATGCGCGAGAAAGCTGATTTTTTAACTCCACACCGGTTTTCCTGTCGATAACACCATTATGATACGCCTTGTAAACGATACGCAGAGCGGTGTAAAAACAAGCGTCTGCGATGTCAAGGCCAGGCGGCATATCTTCGTAATTCATCGCAGCGCGTTCAAACGGGAATTCAGTCGGCATTGTACTCACCCTCCCACAATGTCGATCTCATACTCCTCGCGCAGCACGCGGATCAGATCCGGTGCTGATACATATCCGTCGCGCACGCTCTCCGACAGCGCCTCGACCTCGTGCCAGATGCGCTGGAGCTGCTCGGCCTCCATGCCTTCCTTGTCCAGCAGCGCGGTGAAAAAGATCGCCAGCGTCACGCGGCAGGCATCCGACATCGCCGTGTCCTTTGCGCGCTGCACGTCTGCCATCGTCGCCGGTCTCCTGCGCGGGTTAATCCGTTTTGGCATCATCGTCCTCCTCGGCAAGATACCTTTCCCAGCAAGCACGGCACTCGCCTATGGCTATGGCATGAGGTACACTACCGCACTTAGCCTGATACTTATCGGGTTTCGGGCACGTGAAGTCTACTGCATAGTCCAGTATGCGCTCGGCTGCCTCGTCAAGCAGCGCTCTCTTGCTCCTGCTCTGCATCCCCCGCAGCGCCCGTATAAGCTCTTTATCGGTCATTATCGTTACCTCCATCCATCCTCGCGCCGCAGTGACAATACGGATATTTCCTCGGCATTTTAATCCGCGAGTTATACGATTCGCTTTCTGTGATTGTTTCTCGCCGCCCGCACACAGAGCACACAAACACGCTAGTCCAATCCCCTTTGTGCAGCAACTTCCACCGCCCATGCACCACCGGCGCAACGTCGGCGGATGGGGTCTTGCTTACCATGCTTTTTACCCGAAGCAAGCAATCGTTCCAGCCCTCGGTGTACCGTTGATTGGCAACCCCGCACCGCTTACGCACCAGCGCGGCTTGCAATGCTTCCCGCTCAATGTATTCAGCCATTGTCAGTCCTCCTGTTCCATTCTTCGATTGCTGACAAGTGGTTAGAGAACCAATGTGTTCTCGGCTCGATTGGGCAGTCTCTATTTGAGCAGCACACCCGAAAGCAGTAACCGCTTCTCTGCACAACGCCCTTATCCCCGCAAAAGGGGCAAGGTTTCGGTTCGTGTTCAGCCATTGTCAGCACCTTCTTTTTCACAAGCTGGTCGATAACAGTTAAACAATGCATCGTCAGTATCACACACGCAGCACGGTTTACCGTCGCAAGCGCTTGGCGGGTAAAATACACAAGTATTGCAACCCATCACTCTACCTCCTGCGTCCAAAACTCACGCATGCAGTCCCCGCATTGCGGGCGTGTTGGGGAGGCGCAGCCACCAGTTTTGTTTCTGTAAGCTGCGGAGACTGAAATCGGACATATCGATATGGCACCGTCTTTAGTCAGATCCGCCTCCGGGTATTGCTCCAAAAACACGTCCTGCCGTGTCTTGCGCGGATGTTCCCGAGACCGCTGTTCCACCTCCGCAACAGTTTTTTCAAAAAGTTCAATAGCGTTATCACATTTGTCACCGTGATACTCACACTTTGTGCAATCACTGGTCGATTTACACATCCGCCGGAATTCTCTAAAAAATTTCACAACATCCATCATTTTTACTCTCCTTTTCTCGCTGTTCTCGGTAATCACGGTATTTACGGGTGTACTCATAAGATTTTCCAAAAACATGAAGTGCAGCTCGATAGAGATTGGGTTCGTACTTTTCGGCAGCGACGAGTTCAGCTTCAAAATCCTTTCCAAAAGGACAGCAGGCGCAACCCGTCCGGCGTAACCCATATTTCAAATAGCAATCGGAATGTGTTATGTCAAAGGTTGTTTCATAAGCCGTTTTGTCGCTTGTTTTAAACCAAAATATCGGCCTAAATCGGTCAGCACCGTCATATTTTTCTTCAAAACAACTATTGAGAGCCAACGAGCGTATGCCACCTTCGGCTTTTCTTAAACCTTGACAATCAAGGCTTGGGGAGATTTCTTTAGCTATTGCGTGTGCGGTTTTCTTTTTGGCTCCCTCACAGCAAGCATCTGAAATTAAAAAGTCCGGTGGATTTTCAACCATAAACTCTTTAAGGTATTTATACCTTTTGATATTTTGACTGCTATTTTCACTCCAACCATTACACCACCATCTGAGAGCGGACTTGCAATGAGGATATTCTTTATACAATTCCTCAAAAGGGCGGTCTTCCCATTGAAAGTTGTGTTTCTGCAAACGAGAAATATTCTGACTTACTTTTTTTGCAAGAAACGGCGCACCATATTTTTGAACGCCGAGCGGAACAGGAACTTTAGCTTTAAACCGTTTAATTTCTATTCCGTATTTCTGTTCCAAAAAGTTAAGGTGGCGAATAGTTGCTTGAAACTCCATCCCAGTATTAAAAAATACATACTCAACTTGACTCAGCGGATGACCAATTCGTTCAATCATATCTATCATAATATCTGAGTCTGCTCCGCCACTCACAGATACCATGATTTTGGGATACATGGTAAAAGGTTTTGAACCAGAATCTCCGCCACCATAACCGTGTATTTTCCCCCACGCTTTGATAAAAGCTGTCTGGATTTCTCCCGTAATTGTTGAATTGTCGATCGAGTTTAAGAAATCCATCATTGAATCGTAGGTGTTCATCATCACACCCCCGCATCCTGCATCGCCTGCCGCAGAAAAGAAAGCTGCTGACGCAGGTCGTCGATCGTGCGTTCCTGCCGTGCAGTTTCGGCGGAAAACGCCAACGCCTTGCGCCGTTCACCGCAGAGTGTGATTTCTGCTTTTTCTCGCTGCTCGTGCTCCTGCGCCGCATAATCCATCAGCCGCTGCACGGCATACCGCGCGGCAGGGCTAAAGTCCGCAGCGGAGCGCGGCCGGTTCAGCAGATCGCGCACCTTCTCGATTGGATTCTCCATCATACCACCCCCAGTGCCGTGAAAATCACGTGAAACACCCACCCGGCCAGCGCGATGCCGCCGAGGAAGCTCGCACAGACGATGCCGTCCTCGATGCCCCAGACGATGTAGCGCCGCGCCTTTGCCCCCCCGCCCCGTG